AACACAAATTATTGGAAAAACTACAGATAAAAAATTAGAACAAGCACAAAGAGTTCAAGACTTCATGAACTTTCAAGTAACTCAAGAAATCCCTGATTATTTTAATGAACTAGATCAAATGTTATTTTATTTATCTCTTGCAGGAAGTGCTTTTAAAAAAATATATTTTGATAATACCTTAGATAGAATTTGCTCTAAATTTGTACCAGCAGAAGATTTTGTAATCTCTATGGAAAATACAGATTTAGAAACAGCAGATAGATATACTCAAATAATGAAATTAACAAGAACTGAAATAAGAAAACATCAAATTTCAGGTTATTATAAAGATGTTCCATTAAGTAAAGCTGAAAGTAATGCAGGAGCTAATAGTGGAGATATGGTTGAACAAACTTTACAAAGATTAGAAGGTATGACACCAAGTATGGCTGATAAAATACATACTCTTTTAGAAGTCCATGCAAATTTAGATTTAGGTGAAGATAGAGATGGATTAGCTTTACCTTATATTGTTACTATTGATTATGAATCACAAAGAGTTTTATCTATTAGAAGAAATTGGAAAGAAGAAGATTCATTAAGAAGAAAAAGAACTTATTTTATTCATTATAAATATCTTCCTGGCTTGGGCTTTTACGGCTTCGGTCTTATACAAATGATAGGTGGACTTCAACATGCAAGCACTGGTGCTTTAAGAGCACTATTAGATTCAGCTGCTTTTGCAAATCTCAATGGAGGTTTTAGAGCTAAAGGAGCAAGAATTGAAGGAGGAGATATTACTGTCTCTCCAGGTGAATGGGTTGAAGTAGAAGCATATGGTGATGACTTGCGTAAATCTTTTATTCCTCTCCCTTTCAAAGAACCATCACCAACATTACTCCAATTACTTGGAGTGTTAACTGAGTCAGGGAGACGTTTTGCTTCTATTGCAGATGCAATGATTGGAGATTCAGCTGGATCAGGTCCAGTTGGAACTACTATTGCTTTAATAGAACAAGGGTCTAAAGTATTTAGTGCTATTCATAAAAGAATACATCAAGCTCAAGGTAGAGAATTTAAATTAATTTATGAATTAAATGGAGAATATTTAGACGATGAATATTCTTTTGAAGTAATAGGTGAAAATAAAAAAATTAGAAGAAAAGATTTCAGTTCTTCAATTAGTGTTGTTCCTGTATCTGATCCTAATATCTTTTCTCAAGCTCAAAGAATAGCTTTAGCTCAAACTGGTTTACAATTAGCACGAGAAACTCCTGATGTAGTAGATGTAAAAGAAGCAACAAGAAGATTTTTACAAGCTTTAAGTATTCCAGATTATATGGATTTAATAATAGAAGATGAAGATACTCCTAGACGTGATCCAGTATCAGAGAATATGGCTATTCTTAATACTATGCCTATTCAAGTATTTGAAGATCAAGATCATCAAGCTCATATGCAAGTTCATTCTCAATTTATGAATGATCCTAGATTTGGTGGAAATCCTGAAGCTAAAGAGAGATTATATCCAGCAATGTTAGCTCATATGGGTCAACATATGGCTTATTTATATCAACAACAAATGCAAGCATCAGTTCCTCCGGGAAACCCTGTTTCATCTGGAGATTTTAATAGAGAATTAGATAATGAACCTTCTAAAGAAATAAGTATAGAAGAAGAAAATAGAATAGCAGTAAATGCTGCACAAGCTGCACAACAATTAGCTGGTAGTATGCCTCCTTCTCCCGAAGAACAAAAACAACAAAGGGAAGCTCAAAAAGATCAAGCTGATATTCAATTAAAAGCTGAAGAACTTCAAATTAGAAAAGCAAGATTTATGCAAGGTGTAAAACAAAGTGAAAAACAAGATGCTAGAAAAGATGCTGAGACTAAAGCTAAAATAGTAGAGACAGCTTCTAAAGTTGCTAGAAAAGATAAAAGAAAATAATGGCTATAAAACCCGAAGCCATAAGACAAGCTAAAAAATTTTTAGAAAATAAAAAAATTTCTATTAAAAAAGTTAAACCACATTTGTTTGCTATTGCTTCAAATGGATTAAAAAAAAATTTTGCAGCAACATTAGATTATTTTATGAAAGGAAGTAATGGAACGCCTACTACAAGCGATCAAGAAAAAAATAAAAACTCATAAAGAAGAATTAAGTAATAATTTATTATCTAAAGGTGTAGATAATTTTTCTGAATTTAAACGTGTCTACGGATATGGACAAGGTTTAGATAAATCACTTGAAATAATTAATGAATTAATTGAAAAATATAAAACAGGAGAAATAGAAGATGATTAATAATGATACATGGGCAACAGATAATAATATACCTACACCTGAAAAAGTACCACAACCAGTAGGTTATAGAATATTAATAAGACCTAGAGGAGTTATAGAAAAAACAAAAGGTGGTATTATATTGACTGATTCTAGCAAAGATAGTCAATCTTATTTAAATAGTGTCGGTCAAATAATAGCAATGGGATCAGAATGTTATAGTGATAGAAAACAACCTTGGTGTAAAGTAGATGATTGGGTTATTTTTGGTAGATATGCAGGTGCAAGAATTTCTGTACAAAAGGTTAAAATGCTGTTATTAAATGATGATGAGATTATTGCAACTCTGGAAAGTCCAGATATAATAACTCAACAATTATAACAAACATTAACATATGTTAATGACAACATAGGAGATACTATGCCCGAGAATGAAAAAGAAAAGAAAGATTTAGAAGTTAAACTTGATGAAGTTGTAGAAGGACAAGAGGTAGATGTACCTTTAAATCCCTTAGAGAAATTACAACAAGAACAAGAAAAATCTTCTGATGAAAGTGAAAAAGAAGAACATAAACGAACTTATAAAAAAGAAAAAGATCATGGGACAGATATATCTTATGAGAATGAAGTAAAATATGATGTAGAAACTAAACCTACTGAAAAAATACCTTCATATTCAGAAGAAATGCCTTATTCTGTTAAAGTTCGTAAAAGAATTCAGAAAGAAGTAGCAAAAAGAGCAGAAGCTGAACAAAGAATAGTTGATTTAGAACAAAAAATAAATTCTATGGAAAAAAGAACTTATGATATGGCTAATAAATCACTTTCTAATCAAGCTACTGCAGTGTCAAATGAATTAAAATCAGCAATTGAAGAAGGAAATACAGAAAAACAAGTTAAATTGTATGAAAATCTTGCTGAAATTAGAAGTCAAATGACAAAAACTGAAGATTATGCTGCTAGAGTACCTAAAGTTAAGGAGAAAAAAGATAAAGCTCCACCTTTAGCTTCTGAATGGGTAAAAGAAAATTCACAATGGTTTAATAAGCCTGGTTTTAGAAAAGAAACTGCAATGGCTTATGGAATTGATGCTGAATTAACTGAAGAAGGTTGGGATGTGCATGATCCTGGTTATTATGATGAAATGAATAAAAGACTAAAAGCAAGTGGTCTTGGTTATTTTACTAAATCAGAAGAAAACACTTCCAAAAGTAATCAAAATGTAGTACAAAAAACTAACAGAGTGCAATCTCCGGTTGCTGGAGTTTCTCGTAAAAAAGGAACAAGTAGTAATAGAGTTAAGCTCACAAGTGATGATCTTACCACTGCTAAAAACTTTGGTATTAACATTAATGATGAAGCAGCACTAAAACGATTTGCTAAAGAAGTAAAAGATTTTAGCGATCAAAATACAGGAACGTAAAGGAGCCTGACATGAATAAAACAAATAAAATAAACAATGAAACTAGAGTAGAAAAATCTGCAACAGTTTCAAAATGGCGACCTAGTAACTTATTAGAAGCGCCTGATCCACGACCTGGCATGAAACAAAGATGGATTGCCACTATGGTCTTGGGACAGGAAACGCCGACAAATGTAGCTAAACGATTGAGAGAAGGTTGGCAACCACGAGACATTAAAACTGTCAAGAATGCTCAACACTTTCCAACGATAGAACATGGTAAATTTGTGGGATGTATAGGTATAGAAGGAATGGTACTCTGTGAAATGCCAGAAGCAATGGTAAATCAACGTAATGAATATTACGCAAAAATGACTGAAAATTTAATGAGTTCAGTTCAACAAGATATGAATAGAGTAGAATCACCGGGACAACCCATACAAAGGTCTTATAAAAGTTCTGTTACTAGAGGCGGCATGAAAGAGTAACAAACTAACTATGGAGACAAATAACTATGGCAAACGTAGATGCACCTAACGGTTTCACACCGTTAAGACATTTAACAGGCGGTGTTATAAGAAGTAATGAATATCTAATTGCAAACGGCTATGCAGCTAATCTTGCAAGTGGTGATATTGTTGCACTTCATACCGATGGTACAATCATCAGAGGAACAGCGGGCGGAGTAGTGCTCGGAGTTTTTCATGGTGTTGAGTACATCGATAATGACACAGGCGATGTTAAATTTAAGAAAGTTTGGAACAATGCAACAACTGCTAAATCGAGTGATTCGATTAAAGCATATGTTTATGATGATCCAAACATAACATACAAGATTCAATGTAATGGAACTTTCGCAAACGCAAATGTTGGCGAATTAGCGAATATTACTATTGGAACTTATAACTCAACATACGGACATTCAACTGACGAATTGGATATCTCAACTCTTGCAGCAACTGCAAAATCATTGAGAGTTCTACGGTTAATTGATTATCCTAACAACGCAGTTGGCGCAGATGCTGATGTAGAAGTGGTAATTAACCTATCTCTATACGGTACTCGTACGGCTGGTATTTAACCTATAGGAGTATAATACAATGGCTTTAAATAGAGCACTATTTACCAAACAGCTCAATCTAGGTTTAAATACCGTGTTTGGTATGGAATATGATAGATATCCTGAACAATGGAGAGCTTTATATTCTACTGAGCAATCAATGAAAGCATTCGAAGAAGATGTACAAATGATCGGATTCGGTGCTGCACCAACCAAAGCTGAAGGTGCCATGATCAATTATGATTCTGGCAGAGAAGGCTTTGTTTCTAGGTATGTGCATGAAACTGTCGCTTTAGCATTCGCAATAACTGAGGAAGCTGAAGAAGATGGCTTGTACGGTTCTCTAGGCGCTAAATACGCAAGAGCACTAGCAAGATCAATGCAACAAACTAAAGAAATAAAAGGCGCAAATGTTTTCAATAACGCAACTGGCACATCAGTTGGTGGAGATGGAGTATCATTATTAAATGCTTCTCACCCACTAGGTGGTGGCGGTACTGCTTCTAACACATTATCTACTGCTGCAGATTTATCTGAAACGTCTTTAGAGACAATTTTAGTTCAAATCTCAACAGCTGTTGATGACAGAAGTATACCTGTTGCTTTATCTGGAAGAAAACTTGCGGTTCCACCTCAATTGGTGTTTATTGCAGAAAGAATCCTTAAGTCTAATTTAAGACCGGGAACTGCTGACAATGACATCAACGCAATGAGAAATATGGGTATGATCCCTGAAGGTGTTGTAGTAAATCAAAGATTTACTGACCCTGATGCATATTTTATATTAACTGATTGCCCAGATGGAATGAAACACTTTGTTAGAGCACCAATCAAAAAAGCTGTAGAAGGCGATTTTGAAACTGGTAACTTGAGATACAAAGTTAGAGAAAGATATTCTTTCGGTTTCACTGACTGGAGAGGTGTATACGGTTCCGAAGGAGCTGCGTAATCACTAATCACTACTAGGCGCTTCGGCGCCTAGTAACCCAAACGACTGCGCAAGCAGACTATTTTTTAAAGGAGGATAGACTTATGGGAAAAACAACATTTTCGGGTCCGGTATTAGCTGGTAGTATTAATGAAACTACTGGTAGCACTTTAGGCTCGAATGTAAAAAACACTGGCTATGTAACAATGGCACAAGGTAAAGATGTTACAATTACTGGAGCAACAGCAAATACAAATGTTGCTGTAATTCCTGCTAATTCACAAATTTTATTTGTGCATGTAGATGTTACTGAAGTATCAAATGATACAAATGCTGCAACTTTTTCAGTAGGAACAACTTCGAATGCTACAGCATTCACTGCTGCTGCAAACTGTAAAGCTTTAGGAAGAACATCACAATCTTCTGCAGCTTTAGGTTTAATGGCAAACGTTGGAGCTTCTGATATTAAAGTAGTAGGTGTATTTACTGGTACAGATGGCGATGGTAATACAGGAGCTATAACAACTTCTGTTACTTACGTTCAAGATAATCATCTGCAAAGAACATTTACGATAGCTTAATAATAATTTAGGGGGCCTTCGGGCCTCCTTTTATTGGAGAATTATGGAATTAAATTTAGATTTTTTATATAAAACTGGAAATGCTTTTAAAAATATTGGTAAAGAAGATGATCAATTAATTAAAGTTAAAGATAAAAAAGTAACTGAATTAAAAGATGATGATGAAGAAACTGATATATCTACAACAGTATTAGAAGGCGGTGATGCTAAAAAAGCTGAAGAAATTTATCAAAAAGATGAAGGAATTATTACTACCAAAGATAAAGAAAAAGAAAAAGATACCGAAGAATCATTAGAAGAAAAATTAGAAAATATAGAAAAAGTAATAGACACATTTAGTGGAGGATCAACAGTAATAGATAGTGAAGGTATTGGACAAGCTCCAAGTGTAAATTTAAATCAAATACCATTAGATTTAGGAAATGTTCAAGCTAAAGCTTATCAAGCAGAATACTTAAAACCAAGTACTGTTCATGATGACAGAATTGCTCTATTATATGATAACTTAAAAAAATATAATTTAATATAGGAGAAAAAATGGCAGGATCAGATATATTTGCAAATTCAGCAAGTGGAGCTACTATTAATAATGCTACAGCAACTTTATTTGCTGGTCCCATTAGACTTAAAGGTTTTATAATTGAACCTAATGTTACTACTGGAACTCTTACTTTTATAGATGGTGGAACTGATGTATTTGAAGTAACTACAGGAAATGTAAGTGCGGGTGCTTCAACTGTTCAATTAAATCTTCCAGCAGAAGGTATAAAATTTGGAACAAGTTTACAAGCTAAAGCTTCAGTTAATGGTGCTATATCAGTAACAGTATTTTATGCATAATGGAGGAATATGGCATTATCAGGAAGTTCAACTTTTACTTTAACAGTAAATGATGTAATACAAGAAGCCTATGATAGATTAGGAGGAGATCCTATTTTAGGTTATGATGTACGATCAGCTAGACGTAGTTTAAATATTATGTTTAGTGATTGGGCTAATCGAGGTTATAATCAATGGACTGTTGAATATAAAACTCAAGCTGTAACTCAAGGTACTACAGACTATACATTAGATAGTGATACTGTAGATATTATAAATGCTAATATTAAAATAGCAGATGGATCTGAATATGCAATGACACGTTTAGGTCTTAATGATTATGCTGTTATTTCAAATAAAACAACTCAATCTAGACCTACACAATATTATTTACAAAGATTAATTTCTCCTATTCTTAAAATTTATCCAGCACCTGATCAATCTTATACTATTACATATTATCGAATGAGAAGAATTGAAGATATAACTGCTTCAACAGTAAGTGGAGTAGAACAAAATATTGATGTACCTTTTAGAGCTTTTGAATGTATGTGCGCAGGACTAGCTTATTATCTTTCTAAAAAAAGACCTGGTATACCTGCTGCAACTCAAGAAACATTAAGAATAGATTATGAACAAGCTTTTGAAAGATTAATAGCAGGAGATGATACTCCTTCTACTAGAATTTTACCAGCTACAGCTAATAGGTTTTATAATTAATGCCAAAAATACCAGCTACTACAAGACCACATAGAGCCCCTTCAAATAAATTTGCAGGTGGAAAATATGCTTATGCTATTTCGGATAGATCAGGATTAAGATTTCCTTATCAAGAAATGGTATTTGAATGGACAGGTATGTTAGTTCATACTTCAGAATGGGAACCTAAACAGCCTCAATTAGATTTAACTTATTTTACTGATGCTCAAAGTTTAGAAAATGCAAGACTTCAAGCTAATGTTTCTGCTACTAAAGCAGCAAGAACTGGTGGAGGAATTGCTGGATCATCTACTGGTGGAGTTCCTAATCAAGTAACAGCTTTACCTGGTTTTGAAAATACATCAGGTCAACCTTTATATGTAGGAGTTGCTACTTTACCAGAAACTTGGTATACTACTGACACAAATTTGTTACAAACTGCGCTCGGAAATGTTACAGTTGTAATATTATGAGTGATAAAAAATTAGGTGTTATGGTCGCAACACCTTGTTATGGTGGTCTTTTATCCGAAGGATATTTACACGGTATATTAAGTCTAACTCAATTTGCAGCTAAAAATAAATTTAAAGTTCATTTAAATACAATGGGAAATGAAAGTTTAGTTACTAGAGCT